TTCAAACCTTTTAATGGCGTAAACGAACACAGCACTTGTCCCTGTGTTGTGGCAGTTCTAGTTACAATTTCACTGAAGAAATCATCGGGTGGTTGTTCATCGAACACTGCAATGTTTAATTTGAAACCCTGCATTTGACGAACTTCTTGTGTGTAATTGGCAAACAGTAGATAGCTGTTGCTGCCTGAACTATGTTTGATCTCCACGCCCAAACAGTTTGCGCCATCGTTACGCATTGTGTCGAATACTATGCAATCTCTGGGTATGGCACCAGTGCCTAGGTTATGTTGTATCTTAACGTCATTGCTGCCCAGTAATTCATTCTGCAGAACCAATGCAACCTGTGTCCATCCTTCACCTGCTACCATTACGTTAACAGGCTTGTCATAGCGTTTACCCTGCCACCAANCAGGATAACGGCCGGTTAAATGCATTGCTGTTTCATAGCAAGTGCTGACTGTTTTACCAATACGGTTAGCAGCTAGGATGCCTCTACGATCCGACTTATAAGTGTCAAAGAACTTGCGTTGATGTCCAAATGGCCTAAAGTATTTTAAGGCATTGTATTCCATATCATCACGCACTGCCACAACTAGTTCTTCTAGTTGTTGTTTGGCAGCAAAATGCATATGATGCAGATTCTTAGGATCCAATTGATGTTGATCGCAGACATAGCGCAGGGCACGGCGCATCAGCAATGCAGGATCTAACATTAAATCTCCCTGCGGATATTATGTAATCGTTCTGCGCTTTCAGCTAGATCGGCTATCTCTGCTGTGCTTAAGATCCAAGTTGTAGGATTGGCAATGTCTACGTTGCTGCGTTTATCTAGGCCTGCTTGTAAACGTTCCAGGACCAAACGTAGACAATGTTCGACCTGGCCAGGAAACTTTTCTGCAAAGGCATCGCGATGCACACGATTGACCTTTTGCATTATCTTAACATCCTGCACTTGTTTGTTGGCCAACATCTGACGTGCAGTGGGAATGTCTACGCCCATCTGAGCTGCGTAGGCAATTTCTGCTCGACGTTGGTCTTCAGCAGTGGTCACGCTTCACCCCAAGGATTGTTCATATCGGTTAGATTATCATCCATTAAAATAACATCGCGATCAATCCAAGCAGCCCAAGCATCTGTTTTATTGACTTTTTGCTTTTGCATATACAGTTTTAATCTAGCACCGATCGGAGTTAACTGTCCCATACTGGTGCGAATCAATTGTTCGCCGGTGCGTGGATCGACCCAAGTATATTTCTCTGGCACTTCTTTGCCATATTTGTTTACACGAGTGCCCACGGCACGTTGTGCAATAGGACCTAAGATCTCATAGGTAATGGCATTGTTGGTATACTTGCGAAACATAACGTCGCATTTTTGACCCGAAGCTTTCCAATCACTGTCTGGATGTGGGAATGTGCGTGTTAGGAATGTAATTGCAACACCGTGTCCCCAAACATCTTTTGGTGGAGGAGGTGTTGGTTTCAATTCATCCACAGGAATCATTTCATTCTTATCCAAATATGGATTCTCATTGTTCAACAAAATTGAATCTGGTGTTGCACCATTNAATATATCTAGTGCTGTGGAATATTTGAACTTGTTGCTACGACCTTTTAGATCCACGCTGTAACCAGTTCGGTCATATATAAACTTTTCTAATTCTTTGGCTGTGGGGAAGTCGCTCATCAAACCTTCTAGATCGAATTGACTTTCAACAGGTTTAAAACTGTTGGGATCAACACGATCGAATAATCGGTTTTCAACTGGCTGTGAGGTTTTAATTTCTGCCGGAGCTGTGGGCTCGGCGTTGATATCAGGAGTGTCCCATACGTTGGGTTTAATATCTGCGGGTTTTTTCATTTCTTTTCCTTTTCAATAAAATTTGTCACTAGGACAATTTGGCTGTTTCAGTGCGTAGAGGAAACAGCAAAAACTCCTACGCTGGGCATCCTTGTCCGTGCTGTTAACACTAGCGACAAGAATACTTAGCTGTTACTTTCGCTTAAACTTAACTTCTACGTTGTCACCAACTTGGTCAGCCTTGTTGATATATTCTTCTCGGCTCTTACCACGTGAGGCAAATGCGGCGTTGACCATATCAGCCAATGGAGCACGTTGTTGTTTACCGGCAACAAAGTCTGTGCGTTTGCTCATTGTGCCGGGGTTACCAGTGCGTGGACCTTGTGCAACNTTGACATTGTCTTTGTGGTTTAGGTTCTCGCAACTCCAGCTGTTGGTATTGCTTTCCTCATTGATGCGAACTTTGCCGCTATAACTTGGGTTCTTAATCATTTGTTAAATCCTTTTAATGTCTTGGCCAGCGTCTTACGCTTTTTCATCAGCGGTGTGTCTGTGCTCTTTACTTCTAGCTTCTTGGCAGGAATCTTTTCTCCGGCTTTGACCTTAAGGGCTCGGTGCAATGCACCTGGCTTACCAATGGCCNCTTGAATCCACTTGCCGTGTTTTTTCATTGCGTCTTTCATATCGATCCTTATACTGATATCGATCCGCTGGCCACTGGCGTAAAGAATACGCTGGCTGTGCCACTTGCTGTGATAGCACTTACATATACAGTGCCGTTGGCAATAGCGCCTGGACCAAAGTTACCTTCGATGGTCATACTTTCATTAGGCACTAGAACAACGCCGCCTGCGTCTGTGCCTACTGATGGATAGTCCATAGCGGCAGCAGCAGCATAAGTGCTGAATACTCCCACGTAAGCATATACATTGGATGTTGCATTGCATACGTGGAATGTGGTTGTTTGTGTAGCAACGTTGGCCACGTTGGCTGTAGCGCTGGCGTTAGGTGCTAGTTTTACTGTGTTTCCAACAACTGTTAAACTCATATTACTTCATTCCTACGTTAATCTTATCTGGATTGCCAACTGGAGGGCAGTGATAACCTGTGCCAATATTCATACCTTGGCTGGCAGTGGCAATGGTCAACTTATGCTTGTCTTTGTTAACAGGCTTGTTGCTTTGAATAGGCGCTGAACTAGCATTACCCGTTGTTGGGCCGCGACCAAAGTTTACGTCACGTCCATCATTGCTGTGGCCCGACCATTGGTTCTTGGCATAGGGATTAGACATACGGTTCACACCGTCGCCCATTTGACCATTAAAGGCAAAGTCTTCACCGTCGCCGCTTTGGTCACTCTTACGAACAGGCATATACTTGCCTTGATCTTTTTTCATATCGTTACTTGGCTTGCGGGCCAGTGTAGAATTTTTCATTTTGTTTTTCCTTTAACTGGTCTCTTAACTGAGTTCTTAGCATTGGGCGACCTTGTCAATGCTGCACGAGACTCTCTCGAGCCTTGTTTTGTAATCATCTTTGAGGGGTTTAATCTATAAACGCCTTTTAATTGTGTTGCTGTTGCCATTACATCTTACCTGTGTCCATACCCTTGCGGTTCTGTTCCAACTTAGTCATCTTAGTTGCACTACGACCTACAACATTTTTGTGATAGTCATCGCTGCGTTTAGAACTGTGGCTGCTGTGATGATCTTTCTTAGCAGCATCACGCTTAGTAGCATAGGCTATGGCCACGGCCTGCTTAATAGGTTTACCTGCGGCACGTTCCTTGGCAATGTTTTCACCGAACGCTTTTTTTGATGTAGAATGGATTAATGGCATAGTATTATTTAGTTCGGTTATAGACCAGGAAAGCTACGGCTAGCAGGTATGGACTTGGTAGGATTCAAACGTTTGATTTTAGCAGGATTGCTGCCTAGGATCTCAGCGTGATACTGTTCACTACGGTCTGCGCTGGCCTTGCTGTGCGGAGTGTCGTAGGTTTTCTTAGGACCTTTTACACGATTACCTTGTCCGGTCATTGCTAGGCTCATCTTAGTTTCCTGCACTGACATCAAAGGTCTCATTGCTGCCTTTTTACTTACTGGTGTCTGCTTCATCTTGCGTTCCTATGTTGTTTTGCAATGCTTTCAGTGCTTCTGTGAATGCCAGTTGTTTGGCTGCAACAGCATCTGATGTGTCTGTGACTTCAACGTCCAATAGGTTGCTGGCACATTTGTCCAACAAGATCTTTTCATATATGACTCTATGCTTACGATCTCCGTCGTTGATAGTGTCGCGATATCCTTCTAACAAACTAACCGCAAGAGGTTTACCTATGATGTTTTCACATTCTTCTAGAATCTCTCGAGCCGATATCTTATTGCCGCGTCCGGCTGGTCTACCTGCTCCCGGACGTGCACCACCGACCTTCTTTGGTTCCTCTGTTTTAATCTGAATTTTTTCCATATAAATTATTTAGTCTCTAGTTTGGACCCTGTCACAAGCCCCAGCAACGTCTAGCATAGTGTTTGATATAGTAGGCTTGGTTCTTAGTAAGTTGATATTTCTCTGCTACTTGATCCGCTGTGTGTTCGATCATCCACAGTGTATCTTCTTTGGTATACTTGTTTTTGAACTTACCGCCACCCGAGACTTTTACGCGACCTTCTTTGGTTCTCGCTCTGAGGTTATAGGTTTTTTTAGTCGTTTGGTAACTGTCCACTGCTGTTTTTAATAAGTCGCTGACTTGGTATACGTCTCCGGTGGGCAAGCGTATTTCTTTGATGTGGAATTCTTCTGCAATTGGTAAGTTTCTCATACTGGTATTTACGGTGCAGAATCATTGACTAAACATCTAAATACAAGTATAATGGATTTTATATGTTAATGTTTATTGCTGGCTTAATCGCTGGCCTACTATCGAGGTTATAATGCGACGCACATATATCTGCGGAATGCCTGTTCGAATTCATTATTTGGATCGTCAGGATCAAACACTGATTCACATTGATCGTGCTCACACAATATTTCAACGGCAATTAATTGCTGATTGGTTAGTGGCATCGGGTAATGTCGTTATACCTGGACGTTGGACTTATGTGGCTGTTCAAGGCCCATTGGTAGATTCTGCGCGGGTATAACGCGGGAAATAAGTTTCTGTTCTTCCAGTGATATATTTCACTGGACAATCAATCAATGCCAAGTGCAGTAATGGCGCATTGGGATGAGTGTGCGGTATGTGATAAAACTCTCCTAATATTTCATTGGCATCATCAAATCCCCGGGGCCATATCAAATCAAATAAGTTTGGATGTTCGGCAAGGCATTGTCTCGAGACAAACCAATAACGTGGTTGGCTATAGTAGCTCATTCTTGGGATAACTCCTCTATGTGTAAGTGCAATTGAAGAATCATCTTAAGTAATTCTGCGTGATTCACAGCTATCTGCTGATGTTGGTTAGCTAGGTCCTGCACTTGTCGTTCCAAGGCAGTGATTCTATCGTGTAAGGATGTGCCTGGTTTCATTAGTCTAGTCCCAGTTGTTCTCGACGTGTTTCAATTACACGCATTACTTCTTCTTCAGTTAGACTTTCAATCAGTTGTGGATGACTGTCTGCACTGATCACTGGCAATCCCTCATTGTTTTTCTTTTGTGTTTTTAGTAGGCCACCATACAAGCCGTATTTGATGGGTTTTTCCAGTATTTCATTCCAACCACAACGAGTGAAGTTACGGTAGTGTTCGTCGACTACACAGGTATAAAGATCCAGTGTTTCGATATCAAGCAGTGTGATGTCGTGTATATAGCTGTCATTGAGATGACCGCGTTTGGTAGTTACATCTGCTAATATTAGTTCTCTTGCCATTTCATTTCCTTTTCTGTTAACCATTTAATATGTTTTTTGCACTTTAAACAAAATAATTGTGCTCTGTGGGGACCTGCACCTGGTCTTATTTCAGCCGGATGTGTTAGATGTTGCTTGATAGGATTGTATACCTTTTTCATAGTCGAATCACCTGCATTTCACTGGCAGTAAAATTCTTTATGGGTGTGCTGTGTCCCATAAACTTACTGACTTCTTGTTCTATAAAATATCCTTCTACTTCTGCGTTTTCAACCCACAAGCGATAATTCATTCGATCATCTGTGGCCCAAAATACAATAGCAGTGAATGGAGCTAACTTTAATTTTTGAGCGCCTGCACGTTTTTCTAATCTATAACAGGCTTTACCAATCCATTTTGTATATGGCAATTTATTGTATAATTCCCACGCACTACCATATGCAAAATCATTTTCCCATCCCTTAGGAATGTTTGCATAGAACTCACTGCGTTTATTGGTTAATCGCCATTTGAATTTATCAAATTTGGTATTGTTGTTAAAACTAACATCCATATTGGCAGCAAGACGTGTATATGTTTGCCCATCATTATCATCTGCTTTTGGTGTTAATAAACTTAATCGCATATAGCTGATATTCGAAATTTGAATTTCGGGCCGAGCTACCAAAATCTCCTTACGGACCTCTCCGCAGGTCTTTTCTTTTGCTGAAGGCAAAAGCTGTGGAGGCGAAGCCGACGAAGACGAAGTCTTGGCCAAGAGGCCAGCGGCTTGACCGCTTTCTTTCTTCTTACTTCTTACTTCTTTATTATTACTTTTGCAGAAATCGTCAGTGTTTCTACTGATAGAATTATTGTTTGCCATTTTACATTCCTTTGTTTTATTTATGTATTTATGCTATTATACAAAAAAAATGCCCTAAGGTCAATAGGGCATTTTCGGAGTTTTCAACACAAGCAATGTTGGTATGGAGAGGGAGGATTTGAAAGTAAAATGGCGTTATTACTATAAAGGATCTTAAAGTCTATGACAACTTAAAATGCCCTCTCCATATAGATATTTATATCTTCTTGCTTCGGGGCCTAAAATCACTGACTATGATTTTTTGGGCAGCATTCAATTCTTCACCCATTTGGTGACGCATTTTCAATGCTTCCCGACTCAGTGTCAAATACTCATCGGTGAACTTGCCATTTTGAATATGATTTTGAAATATCATAGCCACAAGTTTTAGGATTTCATCTTCGCTGAAACGTAGTTTCAATGCTCGAACCATAGCTTCGAATTGCTGTATCAACAGTTCCATATCAGCTTTGGTAAATTCAATTTTAACTTCTTCTGTCATAGTGGTTCCTTGTAATCTTTGATCCATTTGTAAGCAGTGCCATTTTGGATACATTTGTGAATATGGCGTGCCTTGTTCATAGGTATGTTGAACATTTGTGCAAATGTATCTACATCTAATTCATTTCGATAGACCTGCATTATAACATCAATACCATATTTGTATTTGTGGTTTCTTGGACCTTTTAAAATCCAACCTTTGGGACGTCCTGGTCTGGGTCCACTGCGTTGATATCTTATTTCGTGTATCTTTTTGGCAGTGCCCACAATCAAATGATCTGGATTAACACAGGTATATGGATTGCCGCAGGTATGCACAGCATCTGATCCTGCTAGATCGCTATTGGTTTTTAATTTTAACATCAACCGATGCACAGTCATCATCAATTTCTTTTCAGTGGCAATTCTATATCCACCAATCATTCCATAACCTTGACGATGTTTTGGTCCGTTATATGTCCAGCAACCTGTGGGTCCCGCTGAATCATCTATTCTTCGCCATAATATTTCTGCATTATATCTAACATCTGCAACCTCATCTGGATATGTTTGCAATGCTGTTTTACGTCTACCCATAAAATATCCTTTCTTTTATTTAGCGGATAAATATCTCATAAGGAATAGATATGAACGGATTAGAACAATTCTTACCCAGTGATAGAGATACTTGGACTTGGGACCTGGCACGTATACCAGATGTGCCTGAAATGGTTTTAATGGCACAAGGACATTTTCAAAATGAAATTACTGACATATTCACACCTGATCCTCAACGTTATGCCAAACATCTCAGCGTGGCTGCTATTGAACAAGGCTTTGACAGTAGTAAGTGCCAACTTATCTGCGCCCGAGATAATACAACACATCAACTCCTAGCCTATGCTTGGCTTAACCGAAATTATTATATGACCTATGCACCTGAAGAATGTGCCGAAGCGGCATTTGTGCATATGGCATTAGATCTACCCCGACGCACTAGAATCACACTAACAGCACAGATTCTTCAACAATGGCAATTATGGTGCCAAATTTGGTGCATACCTGTTTTGATCAGCACGACCATACGTGAAGATCAACAGGGCTTTCTCAATTTACATCGTGCTGCTGGATTCAGCGTTAGGGGTAGCTTTGCTTATAAGAGGATACTATAATGGCATATGGAAATTTACTTGGCATTACTGGGCACTATGATCAGCATAGTTTGATGAATTCCAATCCATCTCAAAATATGTCTGGTAGTATGTATGGACAAAATGCAATGACATTTTCACAACAAGCACAACAACAATATAATCAAGCCTTGGCTGCACAACATCACGCATCGATTAGTCAATTGGGCAAATGGAGAGACACTGCACCCAAATGGATGTTTGATGGACAGGTATTAACTGTAGAAGATTTTGGTAAAAGAGTATTCGGAGAAGACACGCCTGAATTAACAATGTTCTTGTTAAAATATAAAGATGTCGATACAAATAAAAAGGACTAAAAATGGAACTAAAAACAGTAAAAACACGCCTAATTTGCACAAAAACCGAGGCAAAAAAGACCACAGATAGCGGTATTATTCTCGCCAGTGGCCAGACTAGCGATGAGGATCAATGGGCCACAGTTATCAGCGTAGGACCCGAAGTTAAATCGGATATTGCAGTGGGAGATCGAATTGTGCCTATGTGGAACACCGTGGGCGTGGTCAATGAAGGTCAAAAGAAATACTACGTAGTAGATGAAGCAAACATTATGGTGGTATCGAAATGAAACTGGGGCACTTCTTTGATGCTGAACCAGTTACTGTGCTAGACATATCTAACATCGAAATTGTTATCGATGATGACTATCCAGAGCGTGTAGAATTATACAAATTGGATAGCAATGGCCTTAGGCTAGAAGGCGGCACCTTTAGTAAAGATGCGTTTATGGCTTGGATTGATAAGTTTTATTCGGACAACTATTAATCGTCTGTTTCTTCGGATTCTGGAGGTTCTACTTCTAAAGTAGCTTCCAGCATCCAACGGAACTTTGATAGTTGTGAAATTTGATCTTGTGCGTAGTTGCTGATGTCAATGTAGTTAACATACTCGGCAGCTTCGTTCAACAAATGATATTGATCAATCATAGGATCCATTAGATCCAAAACTGCTTGCAATAGATCATCGCTGTCGCCTTCTGTGGGTTCGTCAGCGATTGGACTTACATTCATTACAGTATCTAAACTATCAGGCATTGTAGCACGTATGCTACGTAATTTTTCTCCAAGTGTGTCAATGTTATCTTGGAAATATTCATAAATCTTTTGTAATAGTTTATGATCCTGATAGAAACTACGTCCCACAATGTTCACGTGCGCTACGTGACTGCGATAGTAACTAACGAAGTTAGCACTAAAAGTTTCTTCTAAAACAGTTTGTAAATTTTGTAAGTCCATATTCTATTTAACGTCTCACTTGTTGGGGCATTGGCATCTGATTGGCTTGCTGTATTTCTTGTGCAGTCCAAGGACGTCTTGTATTTGGATTTATCTCCATACCGCGATATGGACCAGCTGTGGGAACTTGCGGACCTGTGCTGCTAGGAGTTAATGCCAATTGAGCACCCATTACTGGAGCACTACCTGCAAAACGAGCAATAGGAGCCATAACACGACCCACAGGAGCCAATGCTTCAGTAACAGGCGCCATTGCTTGTGCGGCACGAGTGCCATATTGTTCTAGTGTGGGCCCAACTTGTTTGGCCATATTAACGGCTTTAGCCATCCAGTTTTCGCCTTGTGTAGCGGCTTCAGCACCTTGTATAGCGGCTTGTCCTGGTTGCGGAGCAACTGGTGCTGACATTGGTTGTGTTGGGGCAACCGGAGTGCCACGAACCATATTGTTCATACCTTGTTGCAAATTTTGAACACTTGGATTTGTGGATTGAGGTGCCGCACCACCTGTTAATCTTGACAACTGTTCTCTCATTGCAGTGGTATCTTGGCCGAAACGATCTGCCTTGCGAATTGTTTCAATCAAATTATTAATATTGGCTGCTTTCCATTGTTCATAACCACCACTAACAATATCAAAAGGTAATTTGGCCAATTGGCTAGCTTGTTTTACAACAGGTATCCTATCTGCAATACTTTGTGGTAATGCAGCCAATCCTAATTCTGTTGCAACAGCAGTAGTCTTGGGATTATTCTGCATCATCTGCAGACCTTCTGCTACAGTGCCTGCTGTATCAGTTTCGCTGGTAGTAACAGGTGCAGTAGGGTAAGTTGTGGTAGCTTGTGGAACCGGCAAAGTATCTGGCAAATTACTGCCAGCTGAACTAGCCACTGCTGGAGTTACACCAGTTTGTGGTGTAGCTTCATTTTGTTCATAAACTGCAATATCAGCGTCGCTAAAACCAGAATCTTTTAATTTTTGTCTATCTTGTGGTGTCATCTTATTTCCCTAAAGCCTGTTTCATTTTAGCAAGTTTTGCTGCTTGTTCACTGCCGCTTGTCAAATAATTCCATTGATGATTTGCAGCATCGTATTCTGGAACAGGATATTTTGCGTAAGATTGAATAATTGTGGCAACATAATTTCTGTAAGCAGGATCTTTGCTGTCACTTGGAATAGGTTGATTACCCAACTGTTGTGCAATCCATTGTGTTCTGGCTACGTTAATCATAGCCAATTCTCTTGCACGTAATTGTTCTTCTTTTGGCCAAGTCGCACTTAATTGTTTATTGCTTTGAATATTATTAGTTACAACATAATCATTTTTAGCCTGTGCTAGATCGGCAAACCATTTTTCTCTATTGTTGTTTTCCAATACAGCGGCAGGTGTGCTGGTTGCAATATTTGACAATAAACCATTCTTAGTTTGATTGAATTCGTTTTGAGTAATGCGTTGAATGCCAGGCAAGTTTTGACGAACCAATGGTCCATTAACCATACCTTGTAAACTATTGTAACGAATTACATCATCCACCATTGATGGATTCAAACCAATTTGTTGCAATGCTTGACCCAATGCTTGTTTATCCGGAGGATTATTAGGTGTAGTGCCCAACAAAATATTTCTAATTTGATTATAGCCTGTGCCAGTTCCGCTGAATACACCTACAATAGCAGGGTTATTGGCAATGATATCATTTTGCTGTTGTTTAGCATTTTTAATAGTAAAGGCTTGTTGTGCTTCATTGCTGATTTGTTGTTGAATTGGCACAAAGGCTTTTTCTTGTTCAGCTTGTAATTCGATTGGCAATTTTTGTCTTGCTTCACTGACCGATGATTGTGCTTTGATACGTGCTTGATAAGCAGAAATCGATTCGCCAGGTAAACGTCCGCCAGCTGAACTAACAACAGGTTGATTTGTTACAACAGGTTGATTTGT